GGGGTCAAGTTGCTGAAGGTTGGGTTATAGCAACAAATGAAATGTGGAAATATCCATTAAGTATTGCTAAAGCAATTAAAAAAGATTTTGCTAGAGTTGCTAAAGAAAATAATATTACTAGAGTTCAGTCTGCAATTAGAAAAGATTTTAAAGAAGGTCAAAGATTTGCAGAGTGGTTAGGTTTAGAAAAAGAAGGTTTGATGAGAAAATGGGGATTTGATGGCTCAGACCAATATATGTATGCGAGGTTATTCTAATGGGATGGCAAGCAGCAGTAGTAGGTGCATTAGGTGTAGCACAATATCAACAACAAGGTGAGATTGGTAAATACAATCAAGGTGTTTCTAATCGTAATGCTTTAGTAAAAGAACAAGAAGCAGAAATATTAGATAATAAATTAAACTTAGAACTTGCACAATTTGATAAAAAATTTGCAAAATTACAAGGAAGTCAAGTAGTTCAAACTTTAAAATCTGGTGCAGAATTTTCTGGAACAGCTAGAAATATAGCATTATCAAATTTATATGAAGCTGAAGTTGAAAAAGATATTGCTAGATATAATACTGAAATAGGTAAAAGTAGAAAATTTGAAGAAGCAAACTTTGCGAGAATATCTGGTGAAGTTGCTAGACAACAAGCTAAACTTGCACAACTAGGAACACTTGCGTCTACTGGTACAAGTCTATTAACTATGAGTCAATACACATCATGAGAAATTATAAATCAGAATATAAAAACTACCATTCTAAACCAAAACAAAAAAAGAATAGAGCTAGTAGAAATGGTGCAAGAAGAATTATGAAAAAAAAACTTGGTTCTAGTATATTGGGTAAAGATATAGATCATAAAGACAGAAACCCTAGAAACAATAGTAGAAGTAATTTAAGAGTAAGATCTAAATCTTTAAACAGATCAAGGAATAAATAATGCCAAAGATACCTACATTTACATCTGAATCAACAATAACATCTCAAGGATCAAGTGTTACTACTAATTTGCAAATTCCTTTATCACAAACTGTTGGTGCTGCTTTACAACCTGTATCTGATTTTGTTCAAAAAGAATATATTAAAGAAAAAACTTTAGAAGAAAATAATAAAGTAGATAAATTAATTTCCGATTCCTATAAAGATAATGAAAATGGTCCAAATGGTTTTTTAACTTTATCTAGTGAAACTGGAAAAAATCCTAATCCATCAGATGCTTCTTCAATTTACGATTCTGGCACAAACTCACTTTATGAATATATGTCTAACACTAAAGGTCAGAATCTTTCTCGTTATGGTAAACAAATTTTTAAATCTAAATTTTATGGATCAGCAGCACAGTTAAAATCTAATGCTTTATTAGAATCAAGAAAAACTCAATTTAAAGAATCATCTGATATTGATAATGATTTTATAACACAAAAAACTCTTGCATTATCTTCTTTACCTAATGGTTCTGGATTAGATCAATTATATATTGAAATAGATCAGAGACTAGATTCTAATCCATATTACAACGATCAACCACAACTTAAAAATGATGTTAAACAAAAGTATCAACAATTTTCTGCATCTGCTGTTGCAAATAAAATGTTACTAAACCAACCCTCTCTTTTAAAAAAACAATTACAAGAAGGTAAATTTAATATTTTAGAATCAAAAGATATATTAGAACTTTCACAAAAAGCAGATATTGTTATTAAAGATCAAAAATTTTCTACATTAACTAATGCTATATCTTTAGTTGGATTAGGTGAAGTTCCACCAAATGCTTTAAAACAAGTGGTTAAAGAAACTATATCTGGAAATTTTGCAGGTGATGAAAATTTAAAAAATATTTATAATTCTTTATCAGAAACAGAAAAAAAAGAATTTAGAACCTTTACAACTAAAAAAGCTAGAGAAAAAAGAAATGAATTATTGTTTGAAGTTCAAGCATCTGATGCTGCTGTAAAATTAGAAACAGCAGAATTATATAACGAAGCTCTTAAAAATGCTAATGTTAAAACAGGAATAAATCAAAATGCTATTCAAGAAATATTTAAAAATAATCCAGATGCTATAAATCAAATGACAGATTTAAATACAAAAATAATAAATAATGCTGAACAAAATATAACTTTTCAATCTAATTTTGATTCTAATAATGAAATATCTGCTTTAATTTCTTTAGATAAAATTAATAATATATCTGATAAATTTATTTTACCTGGAGAAACTAACGCAAAATCTATTGTAGACAGATATGGTGAAGAAACAGATGTTGATGATTTGACTTACTATTCTGATATACTATTACAACAAAATCAAAATCCACAACAATTTAAAAAAGTTTTTGCACCATTCCATAGTTTTGTAAATGAAACAAAAAATCTTATTAGTACAGAAGTAATTAAAATACTTGATCCTAAAAGTTATAATAATGATCTTAAAAGATTTAAAGATGATATGTATTCAATGTATATTACTGGAATTGAAAAAGGTAAATCTCCATTAGAATTGTTAGATTATAAAAATAAAAATTTTATAGGTAAAGATTTTATGCAATATCAAACAGATAAAAATAAAATATTTAAAAACATGATGGAAAATGTTGATATTAAGGAAGAAATAAAAAGACTTCCAAATGAAACTCCTTCAGAATATCTAAAAAGAATTAGTGAATAATAATGTCAGATTTACAAATACAAGTACAAAAACTAGAACAAGGTGGTTTTAGTAAAGTTGAAATAGATAATTGGAAACAAGAAAAAGTAGAACAACTAAAACAAGGTGGTTTCACTTCTGAAGAAATTGCTAAAGATTTTGGTTTTGAACCTATCGATACAAAGGCAATACAAAAAATATATAACAAAGATATAGGAATAAATAGAATTAAAGATTATGATGATATAGAAGAAATACAAAAAGAAAATCCAGATGATACATCTTTATTAGAATCTGCTGTTGGAAAAAAATTAGATAATGTTGGTGAAAGAATTAAAGCTGGTTGGAATACTGGAGTTATAGATTTAGTTCAAGAAGCTCATGGTATACCCAATATAGATGGTACAAAAGAAGATGGAAAATATTTCAATGTTGATTTTCAAGATACAGGATTTCTTGAAAGAAATTTAACTAATGCTGCAAGAATAGCAAAAGATTTACCTTTATATTTAACAACTGGTGGAGCAAGTTTATTTGCCACTCGTTCACCTAATGCAAGTGTTTTTACATCTGGACTTGTTGTTGGTAGTATTAGAGAAACATATCTAGAAATGAGAGAAAAAGGTCAAGTAGCAAATTGGAATAACTTCTGGGAAATATTTAGAAACGAAGGAATAAAAGCAGGATTAAAAGAAGGAGTACAACTTACCGCTGCTGCTAAACTTGGTGGAATAAGTAATAAATTTTTACCTCAATTAATAGGTAGGGTTGCAGGTTTTGAAGGATCTGGTGCTTTAATAGAAAGAGAATTACCAAGTAAAGATCAATTAATAGATTCTGTTATTTTATTTGGTGCATTTGGTTTAGGAGAAAAAGGAGCTAAAAAAATACCAAAAATAATTAAAAAAACTAATTATGATGCTGTAGATTTAGCTGCTGACTATAAATTAGATAAATCTGTTAAACAAGATTTAGCAAGTAAAAATTTAGAAATACCTAGAGCTATTAAAAAAACAGTTGAAGATATTACTGGCAAAAAAATAAAATTAGATGAAAAATTTTTAGAAGGTTTAGATTTTGCTGATTCTGTAAAATTAATATTATCCAAAACAAAATTTGAAAAACCAAAAGAAAAAACAGAAATTAAAAATACTTTAACAAAATTATTTGTAGATAGACTACATCCTGTATTAAGAATGGTTAGAAGAGTTGAAGATACTAAAAATACTAAAGGAAAATTAAATGTTTATGAGCAATTTAGAGTATTAGTTGGCATGACAAATAGAGCTGGTTCTTTTATTAATAGAGCCACGCAAACAATTAATCTTGAAAACAAAGGTAAACCTTTAGAAAAAATATTAGAACCATTAAAATTTGAAGGTAATAAAAAATTAAATGAACAAGGTCTTAAAAAACAATATGCAGAACTTAATGCTTATCTTATTTCAAGAAGAGCATTAGAGTATGATTCAAGAGGTTTTAAACATCCTTACGATTCAAAAGCAGCTAAAGAAACAATAAAAATTTTAAAAAACAAGTACGATCCTATTGCAAAAGAAATTGATATTTATAATAGACAATTACTTGAATATGCAAGAGATTTAAAATTAATAAGTAAAGAAGGTTTTGATGCAATGGTCGAAGCTAATAAAAGCTATGTACCTTTTTCTAGAGTTTTAGAAACTGTTAAAGGAGAAGAGCCTTCTGCTTATGGTGGAGTATCAAATCCATTTAAAAGAATAAAAGGTAATGAAACTCTTAAAGTATTCGATCCTATTGAAACTATATATTCTAATACTTTTAAAATAGTAAAACTTGCTGAAAGAAATAATGCTTTAATTAATTTTTTTAATTTTGTGGAAAAAAATAAATCTGCATTTCCAGACATAAATAAGAAGATAGAAACAAAACAAACTAAAATAGAACGAAAAGAATTAGAAAAAGTTTTAGATGATCCATCTGCTATTAATGATATTGCTATAGAAAATTTTAAAGTATTTAGAAAATCATTTGTTAAACCAGATGGTTCTTCAGTTACAGTATATCGTAATGGTAAATTTGAAGTTTGGGATGTAGGAAAAGAATTAGCAGAATCTTTAAGTGAATTTAATCCACAAGAAATGGGAACGATTATTAGAGCTATTGGAACTCCTGCTAGACTTCTTAGAGCTGGTGCTACAACATCTCCAGATTTTGTATTTTCAAACATAGCAAGAGATACAGTTCTTGCACCTATTTTTAGTAAAAGTGGTTTTGTTCCTGTGTGGAGTTCTTTAGATGGAGCTTTAACAATGTTTCTTGGTAAGACAGGCATAAGTAAAAAAGCAAAAAAAATAATGGAAGATTGGGAAAAATCTGGTGGTATGCAATCAACTTTAATATCTTTAGATAAAACAGTAAGAGATAAAGGTGCATTTGAAATGTTAAATGGACAACAAATAAGAAATAAAATTTTTAATCCTATAGAAATATTAAGAACAGTATCAGAAATAGGAGAAAATATTACTAGATTAGGTGAATATAAATTAGCAATTAAAAAAGGTGTTAAAGAAGGATTAAAAGGAAGAGAGTTACTTGAAAGAGGTGGTTTTGAAACAAGAGATGTTACTATAGACTACGCAAAAATGGGATCATATATGCAAGGCTTAAATCAAATTTCTGCTTTTTATAATTCAAGAGTTCAAGGTTATGCAAAAATTTATGATGGTTTAACTCAAAGACCAGGAAGAGCTTTAACTGCTATTACAGCAGGAGTAATATTACCTTCAATTTATTTTTGGTTTGCTAATAAAGATAATGAAATTTATCAAAGACAACCGCAATGGGTTAAAGATAATTATTGGGTAGTAGTTGTAGGAGATACACCTTACAGAATACCAAAACCTTTTGATATTGGTGTTGTGTTTGGATCTGGAACAGAACAATTATTAGATTGGTGGATAGGAAATGATGCTAATGCAAAAAATGATTATAAAAGATTTGCTTTAGAATTTGCCACAACACAATTAAAAAATTTAAATCCTTTACCTACAATAATAGTTCCGCCTTTAGAACAAATTTGGAATAGAAGTACATTTAGTGGAAAACCTTTAGTTCCAGAATATATGGAAAGACAATTATTAGGACCATATCAATTTAATCCTTATACAACCGAAACATCAAAATTATTATCAAGAACTTTAGCGGCAATAATTGGAGATCATAATGCTCCATCACCAATATTTGTTGATAACTACATAAGAGGTTGGACAGGAGGATTAGGAAATTATTTTATGATGGCGGTAGACAAGGCATTAATAGAAACTGGAATTATAGATGATCCGATTAGACCAACAGATTCACTAACTAAAATACCTGGTTTAAGAGCATTTAATTTAAGAGATCCAAGTATACAATCTGAATTTATTACTGATTTTTATGATGAATATAAAAAATATAAAAAATATAAACCCACTATTGAAAAGTTAAAAAAAGATGGAAATTATAAGGAAGCAGCAAAACTAGCAATAAAGAAAAAATTACTAGATAAGAATATAGCTGTTTTAGATAGATATAAAAAAATTATTGATAATAATAATGACTATATAAGAAGAACTTTTAATATGAAAGATATAGATGGAGATCAGAAACAACAAATTATAGATGACATGACTTATGCTACTATTTTAACAGCAAAAGAAGCATTAAAAATATTGTATTATAACCCTAATAATGGTACTTGATGATTAATAAGAATAATATATAGAGAATAAACATGACAGTATCTTCAACTACAGTAAAGAATTCCTACTCTGGTAATGGGAGTACAACCCAATTTGCATATGGGTATAAAATATTTGCAGACTCAGACTTAATCGTAATTATTAGAACAGACAGCACAG